ACCGATATAACGATCTCAATATGAATAAGAGATTTGTGATCGGTGTTGATCGTGCAAAGATGCGACTTTATGATTGTGAACAGTCTGCACAGGAAGACTTGCTTGACAGTGGACAGGATGAAGAGTATAATTACGAAGAAAAGAAAACTACCAGAAAATTTGAAGGTTTTAAGTTCTGATGACTAATAGTATTGATTTTAAAAGATATCAAAAGTTTGTTGATGCAGTCACTTCTGATGAATCAACTGACTTCCTTGCACTCTCTGACAGACTTGTTGAACTAGATCGTAAGGGTGCAAACATTGAACGTCTTCTAACCGCAGGTGTTGGCATTAACGCTGAGGGTGGGGAGTTTCTTGAGATTGTCAAGAAGATGATCTTTCAGGGCAAACCATTTGATGCACATAACAAGGAACATATGATCATTGAACTGGGTGATCTCATGTGGTATGTTGCACAAGCTTGCATGGCACTTGAAGTTGATTTTGAAGATGTCATTGCACGTAACGTCCAGAAACTTGAAAAACGTTATCCTGGTGGTAAATTTGACATTTACTATTCCGAACATCGCGCTGAGGATGATTTGTGATTATGAAGACACTAACACTTGAAGATTACCAAAAGGCTGGTGAAGAATTTTGGCCCAAGTATTGGTATGTTGCTAAAGAACTTGGTGAAGATTCAAAACCAGAGGACGTTCTCAAAGTAATGGAAGCAATTGGGGGAGTTGCTCTTAAAGTTGCAATTGACGAAAAACTTCCTCCGTTTGGTTTCAATAAAAAGAAAGAAGAAGATGCTTAGTTTCTGGATTCATACGGTAGCATTCTTTCAAGTTGTTGTAATCAATTGCATACAACCAGTTAATTGGCAATATTGTTACCGTGTGGACCAGTGGTTAGTACCAGAAGTAATAGAAGGATATAAAATATGGTCAGGTAAGAAACATCCTTATCAAACAGAAAAAGAATATCTCAAGAACCTCCTCTCTAAATAGTTAGAAGGGGTTTTTTTTATTCAATGGCAAAGTTAAACGAAGGTGATGTAATGGAGGGGGTGTTTGCCATCGCCCTTGCACAACTGTTTGCCTATGACAGAATTGATAAAGGTAAGTTGAATCAGATTCGAGCTCAGATTGAACCGAAGATGTTTCAGACTGGTAGATATGAAACCATTGTCAGAAGATTTTCTGAAGGTAGTCCCAGAGATAATATTGAAGTCAAGTTAATTGTCAGATTGAAGTATCAATCCACAATGGATGCCTTTGGTCCTAACTTTGAAATCATGTTGGAGAAAGCATCGGATGTGGGTAACATCGGTAGAAAGATAGACACTTTGATTTCATATACTAATTCAAAGTATCGTGCAAAGATTAAAAGAATTCGTGACGCATATTTGAAGAATAATGTGAGTGATGACGTTGCGATTACCATCACTGCTGATGGCATTGCAGGAGAGACAAGTGGTGGTGAAGTCAAGGGTGATCTTGATGTTGATGTCGTTATCAATGGTCAAACTTATTTGGATGAGAGACTTAACTTCTCCATGAAGTCTGGTAGTAAGACTCTTGCAAACCTGAGTCCATTCAATGGGATGATGGATATCCTCCGTCGATTTGGTATACAGTTGAAGGATGAGGAGAGATATAGAAAAATTCTAGGAGAGGTTCTTGCGACAGCTAGAACATCTCAAGAAAAGAAACTGAAAGTACAAACAATCAAAGAGTTATACTCTGATGTGAAGAAAGGACTTGCTGGTTTGAGTTCCACACCACAACTCAAACAGGCTGCGTTTCAATTATTCAGGGATGTGACTTTTGGTTCTGACCTTGCCGAAGTTGTTGATGTTGATAAGACTAAAGTGAAAGAGATTACTTTGGATGGTATCAATCAACTCGAACAAGAAACCACGTCTGTAGAGGCCTTGATGGTTGGTGACAATATTAAATTTAGATTGAATCCAAGTAATAAAGAACTATTCCAACTTCGATTCAAGAACAGGTCGAGTGAGGTCAATGGTGAGTTCAATATTAAGGAACTCAAGTTCTATGTGGAGGCCGGCAAAGCGGCATACGCATCCTGACAGACCAGACTATCCGTAGTATACTAAAGGTATGAAAAACACACACCTGGAACACCTAGAAGACAACATCATGAATGATGGGTCACAGGGTGGACGTGAGGCGATTGCATTTCTCCGATCACTTGGTGATATGTTGGATCAGGGTGCAGAGGATACTCGCGTGACTGTGAAGTGGGACGGTGCTCCTGCAGTCATCTGTGGTATTGATCCACAGAAGGGTGACTTCTTTGTCGGTACAAAGTCTGTGTTCAACAAAGTGAGTCCTAAGATTTGTTATTCTGAAGAGGATGTGGATAAGATCTATCCACCTGGACAACTTGCAGACAAACTCAAAGCGTCATATCGATATCTTTCTAAACTCCCTATCCGTGGGGTAGTTCAGGGTGATCTTCTGTTCACGGATGATAAGTATGTTGCAACCATCGGTGGTGATCGTTGCATTGCTTTCACACCGAACACCATTACCTATGCAGTACCTGTAAAGAGCCCTCTGGGACAAACGATTCAGACTGCTAAGTTGGGTATCGTATTTCACACCACATATTCTGGTAGCACTCTGGACACGATGGCTGCATCCTTTGGTGCAAATGTTCCTGGTGATGCGGATGTGTTCGTTGCATCTGCAGAGTTCTCCAATGCGTCTGGTGAAGCCAACATGACTCTCACTGACAAAGCCAGGTACAATGCACTTATCAATCGTGCAGAGGGTTCTCTTCGACAATCCTCTAAGTTCTTGGATCTGATGAAGGGTGATGATAAGTTCTCTCTGAACTACATGTTCAAGATCTTTTTCAATCGTTATGTCCGTGAGGGTAAGTCTGGAATGACTGTTCGCAATACTGCGATGGACTTTGCAAAGTATTTCAGTGATGCCCTTGACAAAGAGATTGCATCAAAGAAGACAAAAAAGACACAAGATAAATACTTACAAATCAAGACCAATGGTCTTCGATTCATTTCTGCAAATTCAAATTCAATTTATATGACAGTCGCGTCGTATTACAATTTGCAGGCAGCGAAACAGTTTATGATTAACAAGTTGCAAAAGGTCAACACCTTTGGCACTTTCCTCAGGACTGACGATGGTTACAGAGTCACTGCACCTGAGGGTTTTGTTGCAATTCGTTCTGGAAGAGCTTTGAAACTAGTAGATAGACTTGAGTTCAGTAGAGCCAACTTTACCGCAGCAAAGAACTGGGATAAACCATGAAGAGTTTTAGTAAATTTATTCTTGAGGTTGTCACACAGGCATCCGATCAGGCCAAGAAGATGGGTCTGCAGAGTGATGGTCATGGCGATTATTATGACAAGAGAGGTAAGTTAGTTGCCAAGACTGTCAATGGCAAACTGAAGTTCTTTGGTGCCAGTCGTCCACCCACTCCTGATGAAAGGGGTGCGATGGCTGCACAACAACAGGCAGATGCAGAAGCCAAAGAGAAGGCAGAACGCGAAGAAGTCCGTAAGAGAGAAGGTGATCCTGCAGATCTGACAGTTGCGTTTGGTCGTTTCAATCCTCCTACGGTTGGACATGAGAAACTTCTGAACCGTGTAAAGAGTGCTGCAGGCAAGGGTGAGTATTTGATCTATCCTTCTCGGTCAAATGATCCAAAGAAGAACCCTCTGGATCCCAAGACCAAGATCTCTTACATGCAAGCCATGTTCCCTGGTCATGCAGAGAATATCGTTGATGACCCAGGTGCAAAGACTATCTTTGATGTTCTCAAAGGTGCCAGTGGTCGTGGTGCCAGAAGTATCAACATCGTTGTTGGTGCAGACAGACTCAAAGAGTTTGAGAACTTGGCAAACAAATACAACGGTGACCTGTATGACTTCGATCGCATTCGTGTGATCTCTGCGGGTGAGAGAGATGCGGAGTCTGAAGGTGTAGAAGGAATGTCTGCATCCAAACTGCGCGCTGCTGCAGTCAAGGGTGACTTTGAAACCTTCCGTAAGGGTGTACCCAAAGCTCTGGATGATGAGGGAACTGAAAAACTTTATGGCACTATCCGTAAGAGTATGGGTGTCAAAGAGAAAGAAGTTCAGAAGGAGATGTGGAAGATCGCTCCTAAGTTTGACTGGAAGAACCTGAGAGAGAACTATGTGAATGGTAATCTCTTCCGTATGGGTGACATCATTGAGAACGATAATACTGGACTGGTTGGAAAGATCATTCGTCGTGGTGCAAACTACATCATCGCAGTGACTGAAGACAACATGATGTTCAAGTCTTGGATCAAGGACATCGCTGAGAAGTTTACTGATGTGTCTGGTGTACCCTCAGATCAACGTTTGGTTGGCACTGACGCACACCGTGAGTATGTTCAGCGTCTTGCACACAATCCAGTTATCATTAATTTTATAAATAAATCTAGGAAAAAACGTGCAAAGAGAAATGTTTCCAACTGATAGTCCAAGTAAAATTGACAAATCGTTAATGGATGCGTATTCCTCCATTCATGAGGGCGCTAGAAAAGGTCACGCTGCTGGTGATTCTGACGTAGAGAAACAAGCCTCTCAGTTAGCTTCTGACGTTCGTTACAAGGCAAAGGGTAAGGTAAAACCTGGTGCAAGTAAGGAACAGATGGTAAAGGTTTATATGTCTGTTCTTGCAAGTTCTCCTGCACCCGCAACTGTTAAAACTATGGCTAAAAAGAAACTTCTTGGTGAAGGCACCATGGACATCAAGGGATTTGAGATTCCTAAGTCCGAACGTGAAGCTGCTGCGAAGAGAATCAAAGATAAGACCAAGAAAAAAATGGCTGAGGGTGTTCGCGACGAAGATCCTGAAGAGGGCACTAAGAAGAGAAAAGAACGTCTTGAGAAGAAACGTGGTATGAAAATGGACGATCATCCTCAGTACACCAAAGAGGGTATGGATCCTGTAGGTCAGGAAGACGGTGACGTTGATAATGATGGTGACAAGGATAAGTCTGATGAGTATCTGTTGAAGCGTCGTGGTGCTATCAAGAAAGCCATCGCCAAGAGACGTGAGAAGAGTGGTAAGAAAGTAAGTGAGGGATACTCCAGTTGGAGAATGGATCTCAACTACTTTGACGAAGAAGGAAAAAAGTAAACGGGGCATCTCCTAAATCACCTCACTGTGTGGTGATGCCCCCTAAAGACGATGATGATCCTGCATCGACCAAAGAGGTAGTTACTAAGAAACAAAAACAACTTCTCAATCGTGAGGAGTTGGATTTGAATCTTATTGCAGAATCTCTTGGTGGATTTCTAATTGAGAGAAAGAAAAGATATAGAGGCGGCCGCGGTGGTAGTGGAGGATTTGGTGGATCTAAACCTGTAAAACCAACTGTTCAGATTACAGACCCTAGAGATTTCTTACCAGATCCAAAATCTAAAGTACGAAATCCTAAGCCTAAGAAACCTACGCCTGGTGGTCCAAGAGTCAACCCTGGAGCAAGCCCTTTCGACCTTAGTAAACAAGCTAAAGACGCAAAATTCTTTGATAAGTTAGGCACACCATCTGAACGAGCAGCTGCAGCACAGCAAGCTGCTATGGATATGCAGGCAGATAAGGCTTCTGGGAGAACAACCCCTGGTGGTAGACCATCTCCTTCGATTCGTCAACCTCCCACCCCCAAAAAAGCATTTAGTGGTCTTGTCAAATCTATCAAAGGCGCTGGTAGATTAGTAGCTCCTGCATATGCTGCCATTGATATTGCGGGTAGAAAATCTCAAGGTCAAAGCACAGTTCAATCAGTTGCTGCTCCTGCTCTTGGATGGGCCGGTGCTAAAAAAGGCGCTGCCATGGGTGCCACGATGATGGCTCCCGTACCAATTCCAGGTGCAAGAATTGCTGGTGGTCTTGTAGGTGGAGCTCTTGGATATACTACTAGTGCGGGTTTAGTTGATATGCTTTTCAAACCCAAAGTTAAACCAGTTAAACCACCCAAAGTTAAACCTGCTCCAGAACCCGAAGTTGAACCTGCTCCAGAACCCGAAGTTGAACCAACTCCACAACGTGAAGAGGATCCTAAGAGGAAACCAAACCAGAAACCTAACGAACCTGGAAGTGGACTTAGAACACCTAGTCGCACTAGCGTCGGTTCTGATAAAACTAAAACACCCGATAAAACTAAATCACCCTCTGGTTCGACTACAGCACAAACTGCTACTGTAGCAGCTGCAACGGCATTGGCTACTAAAACTGCACTTAAAGGTGGAAAGAAAGGTGGAGG